TTGAATATCATATAAACGCATTTGTTTTTCATAAACTACTGCACTAAATATTGCATCAAAATCACCACGTTGTATATTCGCATCATCTTTATTTAAAAACTTAAACTCTTCTTGCATACGTGATTGTATAACAACTTTCAATCTATTGTCTAATCTGTGAAAAAATCTAGCAGCTTCTAGGTTTTTAGTTAATGTAGTAGTTGGTACCTTTAAACTAACTTTAGCAACATTACCATTTTTATCTGTAACCATTACATCTACTAATCGTTTTTGTATATCTGCACGCATAGCTTTTTCTGCTTGTCCAAAAAACATAATGTGGTGCCTGCCTTTTGGACCATCAACTTTTTTACTTTTTTCTATTTGTTTAAATATACTACCTTCTGCGCCCATCAAATCTTGTAAATATTTATTAAATAACTTTAAGTCATTTAAACTTACTTCATTTACTTTACCAGCTTTACTCAAAAAGTTTTGTTGAAACTCTAAAAACATATTACCAATATAGTCTGCATATCCAGGTCTATCTTTAATTATTTCTATAGTCTTTAAAAATTCCATATCAATAGGATTAATTTCTTTTTTAGATAATATATCCATTTTTGTTTTTTCTAAATCTATTTTAACACCTTCAACTGTAGGCATACTTTCTGCAAGGTCTGTAATAGTTTGTTCTATTTGGTCTGCTTTACTTGTTTTTTCTTTTTCAATAACTTTATTTAAACCCTCAGCTTCTTTAACTGCGGCAGGTGTTTCTTCTGATTTAATTTCTTTAGATTTCTCAAATAACAAATCCATATCACGATAAAAAGATTTTATACTACTACCAGCAATCAGTGGTGATTGATTTAAATTACCAAGTCTTCCACTATATCTCATTAGCTTACTATTAATTTGATTATATAATTGTTCTAACCTTGGTGTTGATTGTCTATCACCAAGCATTTCTACTAACTCATTAGCTTCTTGTATTTGTTTTTTTAGTTCTCTTAAATTCTTTTTAGCATATTTCATTTCACCTTTATATGCTTTACTTTCATATGCAGGATTTGCTAATAAAAAATAATCATATAATCTGTTTAAATCGTTAGTAAACTTTCTAGTTAATTTTTTACCTTGACCTAAGTCTCTAATAGCTGATACTATTTCTTGTTTATGTAAGAAAATAAATTTATTAATATTGTTAGTACTTTTATCTTTTAATTGTTTTGTAGCTTCATAAGTATCTTGTTTTATTTCATATGTTTTTTGTGCAATATCTCTAACAATTCTTGTAGCTTTTTCTTGACTTAAACCATTTCTAATAAAAGTTTCAATCATCATATCTGCTTCTTTTAAAGCTAATCTCATACCTACTACTTCTTGTGCTTTATTATATACCCAAGCATCAGATTCATACATTTTTTCAAACTCTTTAGGTGAATACATTAACCTCATAGTATTAATTATACCCAACTCTTTTATTCTTGGATTAGTAGATGCGTCTAAAGCCATTTGACGTACCATTTGAGCTACATCTTTTTTGTTATAATATTTGAATGGGTCTATTTGCAATGAAATGTTTTTATATTGATGTGCTAATCCTTCAAGAAATCCTTTTCTAGTGCCTTCTTTAGAACCAAAAAACTGTAAAAATGCATTAGCTCTTTCAGATATATTAGCTAATTCTGCATTAGCTTTATATCCAAATAAACTATCTCTAAAGTTTTTAAATGCTGCATATCCTTCATAGTCTTTAACTCTATACCAAGGTAAATCTTTTACTATTTTTCCTGTTTTTTTATCTCTTATTATAAAATGTTTATTGAATAAATAAGTTAATGATTCAAAAGATGGTGCAACTCGTGAAATTTCAGCAGAATCAGCCATCCAATTAATACCATTATATACATCTATATTTAAAATTCTAGGGTCTTGTATTGGTCTTAATTCATAACTAGGCAAATCAGATAAAATTTCTAAAGCTTCTTCTCTTGGAATTTTATCTTTAGCTAACTTACTCATTACTAATGCCATCTTTTTAGTATTTTTACCTATATTTAAAACACCATTATTTCTCATTGCTAAATCATGTAAAGCAATCATATTTACACCAGAGTTTACTATTTCACCCATTTGAACTTTACCTTGATGTGCATTATATCCTACTTCTAATCTTTTTCTAGGATTAAATAAATCAGATAATGTATAAGCTTCTCCTGTTTCAACACCATAAAGTAGTTCACCTATCTGTTTATCTTTGATGTTAATAAGTTTATTTTGTACTTCTAGTTCTTTTTGTATTTCTGGTTTAGCAAACTCTTTTTTAATTACTTTATCTATACTTTGATATGCATGTACTGCATCAGCATCTTTGTCAGCACCACCTAGGTAATAATCATTATACTCATTAGTAAATAATCCAAACCCTTTACGTTTAACAAAACCATTAAAACGTAATGCTCTTACTCCTCCATTACCAGATATTGGTGCTCTTGCTACAAGATAAGTTAGTGCCTCTTCAAGTGCATCAAATCGTTTCAAATCTTTTTGAGTTAATACAGATGTTTTATATTTCTGTAAACGTTGATATTCACGCCATGCTGCATCCAATGTCATAGGTTTATCTTGACCCTCAACTTTAATTAAATCATTTTTATGACCTTCAGATAACATAAACTGGTCATTGCTAATTCTATTTTCAAAATATATTTCTCTGTCATAACCATATAGCTTAGCTTTAAATCCATGCTCAACATTAAAACGTACTACTCTTGAAGCCATATAATTACGTATAGTCTTTTGTATGTATGGTTGAAATCTTGGATTAGAAACAAATGTAAATGCACTATTTGACTTTTGTAGTAAGTCTGTAATTAATCCTGTTCTAATAAAATCTGCACCAGAATCTATTTCATAAGATTCAAATACACGATAGTCATCATTTCTACCCTTGTTAAATATATCTGTAAGTATTTGTTTCGCAATAGGTTTATCTAAATGATTTTCTAAAATATCATTAATTAACTTCATAGACACTTTGTCTACATCAAGCTCTGCTACTGTTGTTTTATCTGCAATAGATTTACCAACAAGTTCATTTATTTTACTATCACCACGTTTAGCTGCACTTCTTATATTATCTAAAACCCTCCAATATTCTGGACTAAACTGCACACTTGTATTCTTATCAAATACACCTTTCATAACTTTTACATTACCAGATTGTATCTTTTCAAATACATCTACATTAATACCTATTTCATCTGGTCTTACCTTTAATACCTCTGGTGCTTCTGTTGTACCCCACTCTTTTGTTTTTGGATTATAGTCTAAGTCAGAAAACTTTACATTACCTTTTGTTTTCACACCAGATTCAAATGCAATCATATGAATGTTATTATCTACCATATATTTATTTAATTTTTCTGATGGTCTAAAACCTCCAACCTTTAATAAAATATTACCTTTACCATTTCTAGGTCTAATAAATCCTACTGGTTTTACAAATCCAATGTTAGTATCAAAACCAAACGTTTTTAACACTCTGTCCATCACATCATTTCTAAAATATAATACACCATCAGTAGCAGTATCAGCATCAAACTCTGGAAATCTTTTTAATATTTCTTTTGATATAGGACCATCTTTTGCAGTAATCATATTAAAGAAACCGTCAACTCTTTCAGGGGTTGTTTGTTCGTTTAATATCTCAGATAATGCTCTATCCTGTCTATTTTCTGTGGTTGCAAATCTATCTCTTAATGTTGTAATATTATTTTTATCTAAATAATCTTTAAGTTCTTTTATTTTTCCAGGATTTTCTTTTGCCCATTGTTGCCATAAATTTTTATAAGTACCATAGTAATCAAAATTAGGGTCTTTAGCAGGCTGTCCTTTACCTGTTCCTTTAGCTTGTTGATAAGCTTCTTCAATGGTTCTTCCATCTTTTAATCTAGCATTTAAAGCACTAAATTGTTTTCCTAAATTATCTCCTCTTGTAGATACTTCAAATCCTTCTGTTTTACTATAATTATATTTACCTATCTCAACAACATCAGATAACATACTTTTAAAATCTTTAGCTTCTAATGGTAAATCTAAACCCTGTGCTAATGGTTGATATTTATTCCATTTTACAAGGTCAGTAGTAAATCCATTCTTAGGGTCTACAAATACTTCCATAGCTGTTTCTAAATCTTGCTTAGTAAAGTCTTTTTCTAATAATCCATTACGTCTTAAATCCCATATAATATTACTAGCCGTCTCTCTATTAAATCCTTTTTCTGGTTCAATGCCAAATTTCTTAGCAACATCTAACACTTCTTTTACTTGTCCTTTTTTAACACCATGTTGATGTGCAATCAATGTACCATTGTCTTTATTAGCACCTTGTATATACCAATTATCACCAAGTCTTTTGTTAATATCTTTTAGTATAGTATCTATACCATCATCTATAGTTTTTTCTGTCTTGCTTTTACCAAGTTTTGTTTTACCAAATTGTATTGCTAATGGATTATCTAATGTATACACTCCAGTAGGTTCTGGTTTTTGTTTTTCAGGATTATATCTAAATATTTGTTTTTCTAAATACTGTATTACTTTTCTTACAGTACCACCAAACATTTTATTTACTTTATTAGGTGATTGTGGTGTTACTACATTATCTCCATTTTTTGCAATCTCAATACCTTCTGGTCCAATAGGTACTGGTTTATTAAACTCATCTATAATCATCAACTCTTTATGATTTGCATGATATTTACGTCTATAAAAATAACGTTTAATTAATGGACCATTGTTATCCATTGTACCTTTACCAAATACACCATCTATTTCTTTTGTAAATGCCTCTATATCGTAATTACTTTTTGAAATAGACCTACGTAATAGCTGTTGTACTTCTGAACGTAACAACGATGGATTTGATTGCTGTATAATATCTACAACTTCATTGTAAGCACTAGACAATTCAATAGTATCTGTAATATCTTTTTCTATTATCTTTGCTTTTAATACTTCTGTTTCACTTAAATTAATATTGAACTGGTCATTTAAAACATTTTCTTGTAATGCTTCTTTTTCTTTTGCTACTTCTTTATTGAGTTCTATGCTATCTTTTACTGCTGTTTCAACTTGCTCTTGATTTAAACCAGATTCTTTTACTTCATCTAGTTCCATTTGTTTTTTATTAAATTCTTTTAAGCTGTCTTTAGTAAATTCACCTTCTGCTTCTTTTACATTTTCAAATATAACATTAGCTGCAGTAGTACGTTTTGCATTTATATAAGTTACTTGTTGGTCATATAATGTTTCTTTATAGTTTTCCCACCATGCTTTATCTTGTGCTTCTAACTCTTGATATTCTTTTGTTTTCTTTACTTCTTTATCTACTGTTTCAAGATTATCTAATGTACGTACTCTACTCTTTCCATCTTTGTCAAATAATAATCTTCTACGTTGTATTTCACCTTTACGTGTACCAGACGCACCAAAGAAAAATCCTAATAAATATTCATAAACTACTTCTGGTAATGGTAAGTCTGCTCGTTGTGCAGTAATACCAGTATATGCAGAACCTATTGTACCACGCAATGCTACATTAATAGCTTGCATTTGCTCCATAGACATTCTATTAACAGCATTTTTAACAGCATCTTTACCCAAGCTAGCAGTAGCTGGATTACTCATTAATTTAGCTATATCTACATATTGTGCTACACCACCAAATACAGCACCAGCAATAGCACCATGCATGCCTGCTTCTGCCATACCCTTTGGTCCTTCTTTCCACGCACTAACACCAAGACCAATACCGAGGTGTATACCCTGTTCAGCAGTTTCTCTAAATCGTTTAGAACCCAATATACCTTTATTAAAAAATCCAGAGGTCAATAAATTATTTTTACCCATAGATGCTTTCATATTATCAACTACAATATCAGCTATTTTCATAGGTACAGAACGCAAGTATACTTTACCTTCTACATTCTTAGCAAGATTAAAGTTACCTATTTTTAAACGTTTAGCTGTTGCAGATAATGCATCTTGATATGCTTGACTAGCACCAACAATTTTCTCTTGTGCAAGTCCTGCTCTTGTAGCAGTTTTTACTGCACCTTTTGCTGCTGCTCTTTTTGCAACAGTACCAGGTAATGATGCACCCATAGAAAATACACCCATAATAACATCTGGTGCTAAACCTACAAGGTGCCCTACTTTATTTGCAATAGATTCTGTGGTAGTATCAGCATCTTCTGCCCATCCAAGAGTAGTAAACCCTTCAGCAAGTCCAGATACAAATTGATTTAATGTAGACCCCAAATTAGACTCAGATGCTTTCATATCTCTATTAAAAGACATACCAGCATCTTTAAAAGTTTTTTCTATAAAATCAACATCATCTTCATTAAATGAAGTAGGATTATTTTTATAAATTAAATTTAATCTATTATAATAATCTTCTGGAGTTATAGCATTGATAGATGCTAATCTATTTAAATATTGCAGCTGTGGATTCATTTACTTGACTGCTTCTAAATATCTATCAAATTGAGTTAATAATGCACCCACTTTATTTTTTTGGTCATCAGGTGCTTTTGTCATATCAATTTTTTCTAAATATGTTTTATATTGCATAATACTATCTATTCTATCTTGTGAAGCTTTAGAAGTTCCTGAAACAACATTAGTTATATGTGCTTTAATTTCTGGTTGATTTACATAATCAACTACATTATTAATCCTATACCCCACATCAGGGTCATAATCAAAAAATAATCTACCTGCACCTTTTACAATGCCACCTACAACACCCCAATCTTCCCATTCATAACCTTTTCTAGGTTGTTCCATTTGTTCTGCTGTTTTTTCTTCTATTTGTCCAGTAGCTACACCAGCTAAAATATTTTGTGACTCTAATAAACCCGCATCCATTACAGCTTGTGTTTTTGTAAATTCATCTTCTTGTCTTTGAATACCTAAAAGTTTTTTTTGTATATCAAAATCAATTAATGCTTTTTTTGCGTAAGACTCTATCTCTCTTCTAGGTTCATTAAAATCTCTTAATGCTCCCAATAATGTTGATAAATTTTTTATTGTTTCATTACTTGCCATATTATCCCCCCATCATATCCATTAATGATTGTCCATAGTTTTTGCTTGTTAATCCTTTATCTGCTGCTGCTTTATCTAAAGCAAATCCTGCAGCTTGTATGTCACGCATACGTGATGCTTCTCTCATACTTAAATCAAATCTTTGCTCTCTTGCTTGTAAAGACCTAGCCATTTGTTGATTTGCAAACTCTCTTTGTGCTAATTGCATAGATTCTTGTCCAGCTCCAGTTTGTAAATTAGTCATACCTATTTGACTAGAAAGTTGTTCTTGTCCTAAATCATATCCCATAATAGCTTGTTGCTGTTGCAATTCTTGACCTTCAATAAACATTTGTCTTCTTGTGTCAAATTCTTGCTGTACTTCACCTACAGTATTTTCTAACATTTGATATTGAGTTCCTAATAACTGTTTAAACTCATCTCTTTTAGCTTTTTCTTTATTTCTTTTTCTTTTACTTCCAAAAAAACCTGATATACCAGATATTATTTTACCAGCTTTTTTAAATTTTTTATATTTAGCAGAACCTGAAGCTATTCCTGCTATCACAGTACCTAACATTATTCACCCTCCTTTTTAAATGATTCAAAGCTTTGTCCTAAATCTTGCATTACATTTAACATATTAAATTGAGTTGCAACTTTCATAGATGCTTCTTTTTTTGCTTTCATATACATTTCTTGATTTTGCATTTCTTGGTCCATCACTTCTGATGTTAAACCTTGCATTTTACTTATTTGATTTTTGATTAAATCTGCTCCTCTTTTTCTTCTAGGACCATAATCATCACCAAAATTTCTTAATTCATTTTCTAGCTTCATATAAGAATCTATATTAGATGGATTATTTGCAATTTCTTGTATAATTCCTGCAAACTTTGGTGTTCTTCCATAATTTGTACCATACTGAAATTGTATATCTGCAATCACCGTTTGTACATTAGATGGTAATTCATCAAAATTTTTACCAGTAAGTTTACTATAAGAATCTTTTATCTTATTTGAATATTGTTCCTTAGCCATCATATCTATTTCATTAACTTCTTCAATACTTAATTCTAATCCACCAGTTTCTTTTAGCTTTGCAACTGCTTTATCTTTTTTAGCTCCTAAATATGGGATTAACTTATCCTGTAATTCTTTAGAAAGTCCTGATATAGACGTTGCATCTTGTTGGCCTAAATCAAAACCTGAAGCAATAGTAACACCAGATTGTCCCATAACAGAACCATCATTATTTTCTGGTATATAAGCTTTTGTAATTGCTTTACCTTCATTTTCTTTTATAAAATTAAAATCTATTCCCATTTAATATCCCTTCCCTGTATTTATAAACATATCACTATTCATGCTAAAATTATCGTTTTTATTATCAAAAGGTTCTTCTTTCATTTGAGCATTACTATCTAATACTATATTTGTTGTTCCCGCTGTAAAATCATTTACTAAATTATTATATATATTTACATCAGAATTAAATCTAGGTTGTAATTCACGACCTCTCATAGCTTCTCTTCTTTCATCAATACTTAAATCAGAAAGTTTTACATTTTCTCCAAAAGCTTCTAATCCAACTCTTCCCATTAAACTATCTTCTTTTATTTTACCAGCTCTAAAATCTGTTTTAAAATCTTTTACCGCTCCTTCTAATGCGTATGTAGATTCATCAAAAGCTTGTGCACCCATTACACCTGCTGTTAAATCTTGTACAAAACCTGACCCAGTATCTACTTTATCTTTAAAAATATCTGATGATTCTGCGCCTAATTGTGCTAATATTAATTGTTCTTGTGTTGCCATATTATCTCGCTTCCTCTAGTTGTGTTTTCATCCATCTTCCATCTACTTTGATATATAAATAATTATCATGTCCTTCTTTTACAACCTTTCTATCACCATCTTCACCTTGTGAATTACTTGGTACTTGTTTATTTACCTCTATTGGTGTTTCATATTGTTCTTTAATTTCTTCAATATCATTTACATTATCTTTTATAGTCTGTATTCTATCTAAAATTCTTTGTTTTTTTATCATCGTACTGCTTTTTCCCTATACACTATTTGAATATCGTTAATTTCAAATCCAGCGTTTACAGCCCCTGTACTTTTTAATGCTATACCAAAGCTCACTAAGTTCTTAAAAGTGTCAGGAACAGCTAATTTAAGCGTTTTAAAGCTATTTGTAGTGTTTGACAATGTATCTCCGCTTTGATTTGCAGTATCTGGTATATCTGTTAATGGAACTGGTGTATTGTTTCTTTTTGTACCAAATCCTTGTAAAGTAATATTAGCAGTTTGTTTACAATTTATATAAATAGTATTAATATTTTTATTTACCATAGGTGTACCAAAATCATATTCTTTTGACTGCATAATAACACCAGTTTTTGTAAATGATGTAGGACTATTAACCCATTTTACAAGTTTTGCATCATTACTTTGTATTTCAACCCAATTGATATCACCATTATTTCTAGTAATAATATTACTAATATCGTTAGTATTTGTAGTGTCGCCAATAAACCAAGACTGTGATTTAATATCATACATTAATACATTATTAGCAGATTGATTATTAGTAATGTATACTTGTTTAGTTTTAGGTATAAATCCTATTACATTATTATCATGGTAATAATTTGACTCCCAATCATCAAAAACAGATTGTCCGTTTTCATTTATATTTATATCTACTATTCTTTGTCCATCATATATAAAAGCACCATATTTATTAAACCAAGCTACAAAACCTTCACCTTGTACAACATGATAATCTTTTTCGCATCCTTTAAAATTAAATGATGCTTCTAAAAACTCTATATTTCTAGATACATTAATAATAAATAAATTTCTTTTTTTAAATTGTAACAATTTATTACCAACACTAGATAATTTTATAATACTATCTCCGTCTTCTATTGCTGCATCTATAAAGCTTTCTTCTTCAAAAAAATCAAACTGGTTTGGTAATGACTTCAAAACTCTATCAGACTTTGTAACTATTTCACCATCAGCATTTTCATATTGGACATTACCAACATATAATCTTCTATTTATAATAGTACTAGTTTTAAACCCTGTATTTACTGGACCTATAACAGAACCTTTATCTATTAAACTAGGTTCTACTGTTTTTAACTCTGTTATTTCAAAAGGTTGTGCATATAAACTACTACTGTACAAATTACTTGGATATTCAAATTGCTCTTCACTATTAATTGTTACAGTATTTAACAACGAATAAGAATTAGAACCTGCATAACGAACACCTTCTTCAAAATCTACTTCAGCAAATAAATATTTAGGACCTAATGTACCTGTATTAATTTCTCCATCAGCTCCAGATGCTATATTAATATCAGTTACGTGGGCCCAATATAATTTAAATCCTGAATAATTTTTTTCTCTACCACCCATTCTACCTAATAATCCAAAATATAAATTTTGTTTTTTATTAGAACTTGCATTCTGATGTATGTGTCCTATATGTATTGATTCTGATTCTTGTTTATTACCATTAAAATCTTTATAAACTTTAGAAGCAAATAATACATATCTTGTTCCTGTAATAACATCTATATTAGAACCTGTATCTGCAGCATTATCTCCTGAAAAACCAATAAATACGCCCATACTACCTTCAGTGCTATCAGTGTAAGGATTAGACCCAACAACAGAATCATCCCAATCATCTAAAATTTGTTCAGCAGCTGTTGCAGTTAAACCAAATCGTTCTGGATTTGTACTGTCACTATTTGCTGGAAACATAAATACTTCTGAACCATTACCTGGAGTATGAAATCCATTAGTAAAACCATCAGCTAATGAATTATACATTTCATCTGGTTTAAACTTATCAACATTAGACCTACCTCTTATTGGTGCTATATATAAATCATTTGTAGAAAAACTACCAGTATCTTCATGGTCTATAGCAGTATTACTACCACCTAATCTTCTAATAAACTTATAATAACTAAATACTTTAGGTTTGTTTGTGCCAACAGAACTTCCAAAATGTGGAACTACTCTTACAGCTCCATCAATATTATACATTTCTACTTTAGCAGCAGTGTCTCCATAAGATATTTCATCGTTTTCTAATACATGACCATTGCTATTGCAATCTAAAATACTAACTCTTTTAGGTGATGCTGTAATATTATTTATTAGTAAATACTCTGTTTCTGTAATAGTAGCAGGACTACTTAAATTTCTATCTGCATTATAGTGCAATAATCCATTACCATAGTTTAAAGTATCTATAGCATTTAAAGCATTGGCAGTTAAATTAAATTCATCTCCGATAACTTTCAATTTTCCTGGTACTTCATTACTAAGATTTAATAATACCTGAAATTCATTATCAGCTAAATCCCTAGGTGATGTATTATTATTAAGTCCTCCACTAAAATTACTTACGTTTATTGCTTTTTTTGGCATTTGTTTTTCTCTTTGTATTTATATTTCTTTGTTTTCTAGTATCATTCAAGGTTACCCCTGGTGGTGGTCCACCAATAGAATTACTCGTTATTGGTTTTTCCATCAATCATTTCCCCCCACACAGTAGTTTGTCCATCAATAATTTCAACTACTTCAACTTTAAATTTTCCATTATCAAACCAATCAATAATAGCAAAGCCATGACCCCAGTTATGTAGCCTGCCTTTTAGCCATTTATTATTTTTATGGTCCATTTTTTTAAGACAACCCATTGACCAAGCACCAATGTTACCACCAAGCTTAGTCAATGTATGTCTTTGTATATCATGAGTATGTCCATATATAACATTCTCACCATATGTTTCCAGGTGTTTTTTTGCATGATATGTAGTTGCAAAAGCACCATGAAAAAACGCAAGCTTACCTATTTGTATGGGTAAGTTGTGTTCTTTGTATTTGTATCCCCTTTCTTTGATTCTACATTTTTTTTCAAAAGTATAATCGTTGAGATAAGGATACTTATTAGCAAAATTATCCAACCAGAGGTCATGGTTACCTTGGAGTAAATACTTTTCTTTACATCCAACTTGTTTAAGAACTTCATCCCACTCATCCAATCCTTCATTTACTAATCTTATATCTTCTTCTACTAGAGGAAGTTGAAACTCTAAAGGTGGTAACTTCTTGTCTTTATATCGCCAAGCTGATACAGACTCCCACTCTCCAACATCCCCAAGGTTTACAAAAACCTTTGGTTTTATTTTAAGTATTGCTTGTTTAACACACTCTACTGCAGCTCTATCTTCTAAAGGATAATGCTGGTCTGGTATTACAATACCACGCTTTTTTAGTTTCAATGAAACCTCCTATTTTTTAGCTAATGCTTTTTTTACTTCTGACCAAAGCTTGTCATCTAATTTATTAGAAGATTTAGCTACTAACCAATCTCCTAAATGCATAATAACTGCTTTGATAAGTTTTTCTGTTCCTAAACTAGTAAGAACTTTTCCAAGTACTGGTCCCATTATTTTACCTCACAATCTTCTTCACAAGCTTCAATGCCTTTCATATAACCTTGATGCTCGATTATCATTTGTTTAACTTCTGCTAATCTTTCATTAGCACTTTGTAATTCTTGAACAAGAGTATTATGCTGCTCAACTAACGTTTCCATTTTTGTTTCAGCTTCTTTTTTCAAGTCTACTTTTTTTTCTTTTGCCATTTGACTGGTCTCCTATTATGTTATTATCTATATCTTGCAGTTTTCTTTGCAATTTTTTTAGGTTGTCTTACGTGTTGTTTTCCTTTTTTATTACCCTTAGCTTTTGCTCTATTAGTAGCAGCTTTTTCACCTTTTGATAATGCTTTCCAAGCAGCATCAGGTAAATAACGTTTTTTACCTTTACTAGGTTTGCCATCAGATGTTCTCCATTTTTGAGAGCCCCATTTCTTCAAACTCATCTGTGACTTTTTCATTGGCATTATCTATAACCTCCACCTTTTGCTTTGTACTGTCTTGCAAGCATTTGTGCTTTACGTGCAGACCATTGTCCAGGTTTGCCTCCTTTACTACCAGCTTTTATTCTTTGAAATAATCTTTTACGCATAGTAGGTTTAGTGTAATTACCAGCTTCATTTACTCTTGATTTAGCTTTTTTTGGCATTAATAGTCCTTTACTATTTTACCATCTTTAGTTTTTCTACCCATTTTTGATTCACGTAAACGTTTAAGATTTTCCCCTGTTTTTTTTCTTTGTTCTGTTCTTTTTGTTTTAAATTTCTTAACACCTTCAACAACTTTTTTACCAAACTTTCTACCCATTTCATTTACAGTTTTAGTTGGACCGCTTAATCGTGGACCACGTCCCATTGCTTTATCAACAGGTCCATCATTCATATTATCTGTACTATTTTGACCTGAACCTCTTTGTGTTTGTGCATAGTTGTCAGTACTATTTTTTATTTTTTTCATAACTATCTCCTAATATCTCATTGTTGATTTCTTTTTTTTAGTAGTCTTTTTTTTCTTTGGTCTACCTCTTTTAGTTCCGTATGTACCTTTACCTTTTGGCATATCTAATCTCCTTTACCATTTAACTTTATTTGCCCAATAAGCAGCACTCATTGGACCTTTTGCTATGTTTTTTCTATGTCGAGCTTTGAAACTTTTACGTTTCATTTTTATACGTTTTGACTCACCTGCTTTTGGTTTACCAGCTGTCTTAGCTCCTTGTTGTCCAAAACGTATAGTTTTTATTTTACCACCTGATTTTGCAACTACTATATGTGATTTAGTAGGGTGTCCTGGAGTTCTTTTAGGTTTATTATATCCTGATACTCCAGCTCTTGTAAGTCTTGAATCTTTTTTTCTAGTCATTACTTTCTCTTCTTTTTAACTATAGTTTTTATTTTACCATTTTTTGTTCTAGCGTATTTATGTGTAGCTGTTTCACGTATTAATGTTCCAGAATGACGTTTACCCTTCCACATCCAAGTAACAGTTCTTGCCATTACTTACCTACTTTTTTCATTGCTATATTATGCGATTCTCCAAAAGTTTTACCTTTTTTCATAGCTTTTACCATAGTATCTATATGATTTCTTGTATGGTGCTTAGAATGACGTTTCATAGCTTGCATTTGTCTTTTAGTTAAACCACTTAAACTTACATTTTTAATTTTCATCCTTGACCTCTACTTCTTTTTTTATAGTATTTTGTACTAGTTTTAGTTCCATATTTTGTATTATTAGACATTCCTTGACGAGTTTTCTTTTTTCCATTGCTATGTCTTTTAGCATTATTTCCAAATACTCTACGCATGATACCTAATATACAATTTATTTTATTTCTTTCCTAATTTTATCAAAAACTTCACGTTCATCAAATTTCATAGATATTCCAGGTTCAAATCTTATAACCTCTACACCCTTTTCAAATATAATAATAGTAGGAACTACTTTAACATTCCATTCTTTTTGTATAACAGCACCAATAGTTTTATTAGATAAATCTATTTCTGCTATATAACAATCTTTTAATTGTTCTAAGGGTAATCTATTTTTATAATTCCAAGAAGCATTTACTTGTACCACAGCACACTCTTCTAGATTCATTAGTTGTATAGATTGAAAATTATCTAAATTAACTGATTGCGAGTGCAATGCAGAAAAAGATAATCCAAACCATAAACATAATGATAACATTGTTTTGTTCATCATCTAACCTCATTTATTATTCATGTCAATAAGTGTTTGAGTTATAGCTTTTGTATCTTCTTTAATATCGTCTACTTTCTCTTCTAACTTATCAACTTTACCTTCAGTATTTAATATTGAATCACGTATCATTTGGTCTTTCAAATCATACTCCATACGTGAAACCTCTGGTTCAGGTAGTCTTTTAGCTTCTTCTATATCAGCTTGTAAAGAATACCATAAACCAATAACCATACCTATAGTTACAGCAATACTGACTGCTGTTTCTATAGATAATGTAAATTTAGTGTCTTTACCTACTTCCATTTTTATCCCCTATTTGTTTAATCATTACGGTT